GGCGGTGGGCAGAGTAGGAAAATGAACATTGGCAAATAAACCGCCGCACGAACTGGCAATGCTGCTTGCAAAATTCAAGCAAAAAAAGCCGCAGACAATACACGACATGGACAAAACCAAAACAACCGAGGTAATCCATGAACGAAATGCTAATCGTCTGCGAAGCAAAACTAAATCTGAATCAGCAACCCGGCACAATTGAGGCTCGGGTAACAAGCTGGGGGCCGAGAGAAGGCGCAGACGGGCGCAAGTTTAACTATCAGCCCGAAGGCTTTGCAGATTGGGCCAAACAATTTGAGGCAATGGGCAGGCCGCTGCCTATGTTTGTCAATCACTCAGCAGATGCAATTCCTGTCGGCGAGTGGATGCACTTTGAGTTTGACGATACCGGCATGACTGCCAGCGGCAGGCTTTACACCAACACCACCCAAGGCAGCGACCTGTACAACGTAATGCGGGAATCTCCAGCCATGTTTGGCGGGGTATCTGTTGGCGCGTATGCGGAAACGTATCAAATGGTTAACGCTGACGGCGAACCAGATGAAACAGACGAGGGTTATTTTCAAATTACCAAAGGCGGTTTGCGGGAAGTGTCTGTGGTGATGTACCCAAATAACCCCGAAGCCTGCGTCAGCAAGCTGGAATATTTTAGGCCCGATGGGTCTGCAAATCTAAAGATTTTGGAACAAAGCCTGCGTGATGCTGGACTGTCCAAGAGTGATGCGGTTGCCGCTGCATCGACTTTCAAACGGGTGCTGGAACAGCGTGATGTTGTCCAAATCCCAAATGAAATTGCGCCGAACCGGAGCGATTCCGATGCGGAGGCAACCATACTCGCCGCCCTTGAGCAGCGAGAATTACTGCAAACTTTGTCTAACCGTTTAAGGAAATAATCATGTCCCAAGTCATTATTGAAAAACTTGACGCTATTGAAGCCGCCAACGCCGCCAAGATTGCCGAAGTTACCAGCGCAGCTACTGTTGCAATTGAAACCGCCAAAAATGAAATGGCTGAGAAAATCTCGGCACTTGAGGCAAAAATCAGCACGCTGCAAATGCCTGCTGTCATCCGTCCGATTGCTAAAACAATTCGTACCGATGTAAATCGCTCCGTCCGTGAGCAACTCAAATCGTTTTATTCTGCCAACAACAGGGTGGAAAAAGCACTAAAGATTTTTGCTGATGAAAATCAATATCTAGCCTATATGAACGAAGCCAGTGCGCTTACCGGCGGCGGCAATGGTATTGGTGGACGCACAGGTTACGATCCTGTGTTTGCTGCAATGCGCCTGGCTAATCCTATGCGTGGCTTGAGCCGCACCGTGGTTACTGATGGCTCTAGCTATCAATTCCGCAGCAAAACCGGCAACGCTGGCGCAACCTGGGGCTACACCGTACAAAACAACGGTGGCGCTACAACCCAGGACATGAATATCTGGCAATTGGTGCTGCAAGATTTGAACGTGCAATTCCCTGTTCGTACTGCTGCACTGGACGACATTGACGGGCTGGAAGGCACCATTGTTGACGATATGTTGATGGAGTTTGCCCAAGCCGAAGCGCAGTCCATGATTCAGAACAGCGATCAAACCAACTCGCCTAATACTTACGGCGGCACATCTGGTTTGCGTGGCCTAGATCAGTATCTTGGCGCAAATGCTACGTATACCGGCGGCACTACCAGCGCAGCGGCTTACGGCACCAGCGGCACGGGCAGTGCTACCGGCCTGCACAGCATTGCAACCTACGATCAATTGACTAGCAACGTCAATACTGTTGGCGCAAATGCAATAACGTACAAAGACGTTATTAATCTTTGCTACGCACTGCCACAGCAATATTGGACGACTAGCGCCTGTTTTATGGTCAACCCTGTGCTGGCGCAAGCTATTCGTGGCCTGCAAGACACCAATGGACGCCCAATTTTTAACAGCATGGAATCGCTGAATCCAGACGGCATCATTGGGCAACTGTTGGGCTTTAATGTCGTGATGAACAAATATCTCGACAACCCAAGCCAAGCAACCACCGGCAGCGCAGGCACCACATCAATGTATCCGATGTATTTTGGCGATTGGCAAACCGGCCACACCATCATTGATCGGATGGATATGGTGATGCGCCGCTACGATCAAACGCTGCCCGGCTCAATAACTTTTTACGGAGAAAAAAGATTAGCCACGTCAATTCGTGATCCGAACGCCATTATTCGTTATCGCTCCACCGGCACAGCGACTTAAGTTGCCATTAGCAGGGAGGGGTTGGACTCTCCCTGCCTTTTTTTAACATTCGGGAAAATCAAATGATTACAGAACGCATTTTGTCGGGCATCAAGAAAACTTTGCACGAAGGCCATGCAGTCAAGATTGATTTAACCGAAGCCTCAGCCCTCACTGGTTCTGGGAACGGAATTGGTGGGCGCACATTCTTTGATAACGCTTTTGCTGCACTGCGATTTGCAAATCCAATCCGGGAATTGTCTAGGGTAATTCCTGCGGCTGGCTCTAGCGTGCAGTTTGTCGCAAAAACAGGTAACGCTGCCAACAGCACAAACCCCTGGCTTTACGCTGCAACTCCAAACACTGGCTCACCCAACATTGCTACCAGCATTTGGCAATTGCCAACCCGAGTAGTCAGCGCCAGCTTGCCCGTGCGAACAGCGGTAATGAGCGACATTAACTATTTGAATGAAACGCTTGTTGAAGACATGATGCTTGAATTTGCACAGTTAGAAGGTGCAAGCATGATCTTAAACAACGATCAAACTGGTTCTAGCACGACAAGCACAGGCAGCACCAATGGCCTACGTGGGCTAAATTATTATGCAAGCGGCTCGGCAGCTTACGGCTCATCTGGAACTGCAATTACAGACGGCATCCACACAATATTGACGGTATCGCAAAACGGTGCTGCAATTGTGTACGATGATTTGGTTAATATGGCAAAAAGTTTCCCAGCACAATATTGGAATTTGCCTGGCTGCGCTTGGATGATGCACCCAGACACAATTCACGACTTGCGGCAACTTAAAGCAGCAAGCAGCGGTAACGCCAGCCGATTGTTAGCAGAAACTGGTGACGATGATGGCGGCGCAGTAAACAATATTTTTGGTTGGCCCGTAATCGCAAACCCAAACATGGAAACTATAGCGGCTGGCAAATTTACAATTTACCTTGCTAACTGGCCCCGGTTTGTAACCATTGCAGATGTTGAAGAAATGACACTGCAAGCAATGGAGCAAAGCGCACCAGGGTTTATTACGTTGTACGCAGAACGCCGAATGGTAAGTACTGTGCGTGATCCGTTTGCAGGCGTGCGCTTGGTTGGAGTTTAAAAATGTCCAGCGAAATCCTTGGCGCTCAAGGTGGGGCAACCCGCAACCCGTTTAATTACTCAAAAGTTGAGCAGTTAAACCGGGATGTGGTAACGCCCTGGCTAACGCTGGAAGAAATAACCCAGCAGCTAAATCTGTTTGACGATGAAAGCCAAGACGCCTATTTGAGTAGCCTGGAACTGGCGACAAGGTTTGCGATTGAAGACTATTTGGGAATGTCAATATTTTCTTTGACGTACCGGGTTTGGTACGGCGCACAAGGAACCATCACCGCACCGATGGCGCTAGATTTGCCAGCAGTCAGCCAGAATCAGTACCCTACACAGGCCGGCATAACAATTAACTCAGTCGGCTACTACAACAACAGCGCACCGCCTACTCTTACCCTGCTAACAGCATCAACCTACTACTACGATGCCAGCGGCAACCGGGTTATCCTGACTAGCCTGCCCACGATCACAAGCGACATGGCAAACCCAATTGTCGTGAACTACACTACCGCCGCTAACCCGCTACAGACGTATCCTGCCATTAAACAGGCTGGTTTGCTGCTGCTTACGCACCTGTACAACCAGCGCAGCAACAGCACTGAGGCATCGCTCAAAAATATTCCGTTTGGCGTAGATACACTTTTGCGCCCGTACAAAGAATTGGTAATGTAATGGCGATTGCACGTTTTGAAAACATTGCAATCAACAATCTAACCTTCAGCCTAACGGCTTTTGGTGAGCAAACCACAACCACGACAAAATGGTTTGACACCCGAGCAACAGTGTCGGCGGTAGGCAACAATTTAAAAATTTCAGAAAAATATCGGCTGTACGACAACCTAGTGCGGTTTCGTTTGAACTACACACCGAATATGCGGACAATTGCTAACTCGCAGCATTTGTTTTCAATTACGTACAGGACGCAAGATTGGCGCATTAATGATGTGCAAGAATCAGATGATCGCATGAGCGTGTTAATAATGGCGTACCGCAATGATCCGGTAACTGCGACATGACGGCACAACAAAACCCTGTTACCTATGCCAGGGCCATCCAAGCGGCATTGACAACCATTGTCACGCCTGTGCCCGTTTATGCTACCTTTAACCGTAACTTTGCAACCGAGCCAAAATTTGTAACTTGGATGCTGCGAAACATTCATCAGCCCGTCTACACCGGCAGCGTGCAATCCGTCAAGGGAATTGATACGCCAGTATTTCAAATCAGTATTTTTACCCAAGTCATTGAAGACGGTTTTACAATCAGCAATCAGATACTACAATCGCTCCACGGCTACTCTGGATTGTTTGGCGGTGCAACCTACGGCATACAGATCAGCAAGGCCGATGTGCAATGGCTTTACAACACCTACGACAACGACGAGAAACTCGGACAAGTAATCTTAGACTGCACACTAGATATACCAACCTGATAAGACAATAAATTTTTTACCAACCTCACAAAGGAACTTATCATGGCTCTCCCAACAAAAGTATTACCCGGCTTTACCGCCACGATGTACGCGCAACCCAGCGCAACGCCTACACCAATCACGACTGCAAACTTGAGCGTTTTGGGCAGCATTTCGCCACTGGCAATCAGCGGCAACTTGGTGCCTGTTGAAGCAATCCCGGCATTTGGGCAAGACGATGCCGTAGCCTCTTTTATGGTTGCTGGCTCCCGTCAATCCGACAAAATCCCGGTTCAATCAGCGCCTACCAGTATGTCAATTACAGCAGCTTGGAACCCAAGCGATACTGTTCTGTTGTTGCTGCGTGCAGATGCTTATAACGGGACTATAGATCGCACCTACGTGATTGCCGCAACTGATGGAACCAATACCATCTATTACGCTTTCAACGGCAGGGTTAGCCAGTGGACAATTGACAGCGCACCCGGTGCCGAGGCCAAAGTTAACTTTACGATCCAACCCCGTGGCAACCAGTACGGCTGGAGCAATACGGTATGACAGCAATAGATGCGGTGCTGGCAGAAATGACTGCCAGTTACGGCGACCTGGCTGCGCTTGCCCGGCAGCAGGTAGTCAGCGCCGAAGAAATAGCCGAGGCGTTGGCAGAGACAGACACAGATTCAGCGAAATATATCTGCCTCAAACTCTTGGAAAAAAATGTCCAACGCGATACAGAACACGAATGATTTGCTAAATTTTTTGGTAACTCAAGCCGAGTCTAGAAAAGATTGGTTTGGGTTTACCCAACAAAAGATGACAGGCATCCAACTGGTGCATCAAATAGCTGCCAACCATGCTGACACAATGACGCCAGAGCAGATCGTGAAATTTGTCGTAGAACTTAACAACTTAATGTACAAAGATATTATCCGAGGATGACATGAGCGTCAGCATTAAACTTGAAGGAATCGGCAATGTTCATGCTGCTTTTGAAAGTTTATCTCAGCAAGTTGGCGACAAAAATGCTAGAAGCAAAATCCTAATCCCGGCAGTGCGGGAAGCGATGAAGACAGTGTTACAAGCTGCAAAAACTTTAGCGCCTAAAGACACAACGCAATTGGCAAACACTCTAACATTGTCAGCAAGGCGTCCAACCAACAAAGACAGGAGATCAAAATACATAACGCAATCAGATACGGTTATAGCAATCGTGACTACAAAAGCGTTTCCCAAAAAGAAAAGACAGGAATTTTATGAAGAAAATGAAGCATTATGGAAAACAGATCAAAAAGCCTACGCAAAGAAATTTAGGAAGTTTTCAAAATCTATAAATTTTCCGTATGATGCACGAGCCATTGCACAGGAATTTGGTTCTGCTAAAAATGCAGCCCAGCCATTTATGAGGC